TCTACCAGTGTAGGGGAAGGAACCGTGAAGGTGCTGTTGATCACCACCAGCTTCACAGTTCCGCCCACAGTGAACATATTGTTCTTGGCGGCGGCATAAACGGTATCAAGCCAAAGTTTCACCGGTTCGGGAACCCCGGAAAGGCCCTCAATCCACGCTTCAGCTTCCTTGGGCGGGATCATGTTGGCCGGTTTCAAATTCCCATTCCAAGCCCGGTAAACCTTCACCCCACCAACGCCGGGAATGGCATTGACCTTTTCAATATAGTCAATCTGGTTTCCGCCGAAGGCTTGGGCATTCAAGCTGTTAAGGTATCTTTGTCTGAAAAGTTCGGTATCTTCTTCATCTTCACCGGGAACCAACACCGAAGTGATTTTACAGGTTTCAAGGCCATCCACATATTCAATGGGGATCACCGTTCCGGTGTAGTTATTGCCAGCTTCACCAGCCGTTTCACAGGTCAATTCATAGTTGCCGCTTCCCCGATCCGCCGAAACATAATAGTTCAATTCCCCAATGGAAAAGCGGGTATTCAGCGGCAAGAACAAAGTGGTGGGTGTAATTGCCATTTGCAAAATGGCGGGGCTTGCCGGTTGCGGGGAAAGGCCCCGTTCCGCCGCTCTCAAAATCAAATAAGGGCGGGTGGCGGTATCGGCAAAGGTTTCATTCAGCACGGTATCAAGGGCAATATAAAGGTTCTGCAATTCCACAGCGGCGGGGGCATCCCCATACCACACCAGCGAACCTTCACGGGTATCAAGGTTACTGTTAATGGAAAGGGCCTTCTGAAGCATCCGTGCCAAGATGGATTCATAAGTTTGCGCTTCATACATCAGATTTCAACCCCCATTTCTGCATTGATTTCACCAAAAATGCTGACCACCGTGAAGGTAGTCAGCACTTGTTTTTTGTTCACTGTAAATTCAAAGTTTTCAACGGCGGTGATCCTATCATCCTGAAGCAAGGCTTCCCGGATTCGCCGTTCAATTTCTGGAATACAATATTCCACATCTTTTCCGATCAGGTTATGAAGTTCAACCCCATAATCCCAAGAATGGATCAACCATTGATACCGTTCTGTATTCAAGATCAGATATACCGCCTGTTCCACCGCTTCAATTTCATCAATGGTTCCGATGATGGTCAAAGTGTTATGGTTCAGGCGGAAGGTTCTGCTGGGAAGGGTTTCAAATTCAAAATCCTGCCGCAAATCATCCCCGGTCTGTGGGATCATAGCCATTCCCCCTTCAGGGCCGGGTTCGCTTTGATACGATCCAGCACCACAAATTTTTTCCCCTTCTGCATCCGGGCCAGAACCACCCAATCCCCAACCACAAGGGCATTGTGAACCTTGAATTTCTTTCGGCCCTTGATGGGGTGGTTGTGGTCAATAGGGGTGGCCGAACCACCGCCGGTATAGGTGTCAACTACCGGGTGACCGTGACTGATAACAACTGTCTGGTGGCTTACCGTCATATCAACTTCAAAATCCGTAACATTCCGGGTAAGCACCAACATTTTTTCAGTGTAAATGGCCTTTTGGTCAACCTGAATTTTCAAGGGGGAAGCTGAAATAACTTCACCAAACAACAGGTTCACAGGTTTTCCAGCTTCCACGGCTTCCACAGCCGCCTTTTTTACTACCTCCACAGCGTTAGGCAATAAATTCACCCCCGATCAGGTCAAGTTCCATCCGGTGTTCATTATCCCGGAAAGTGTGGGTTACACGGTTCACAACCATAAAGTTGTTGGTGATAATATCCCCAAGGTTCAGGGCAACCACAACCGCATTTCCGGCCCTTACCCGAACATCCCCTAAAGCATTTTGAATGGTCAGGTGGCGGGTTTTTTGGTCATACAGCTTCAACAGGGCGTTGGCCTTGGCGGAAGCACCGGTTTTGGTCTGAACTTCTTCAAAATATTGAAGAACACCCCATTGGTTCATTTTCTCCCCGTCTTGGGCTATAAACAGTTCCCGCTTACCGGTTTTTTCATTGTTGAAGGCTAACTTGATTTTGTTATAGGTCTGTTCGTCAATGCTGGATTCATAGCTGAAGTTTTCCCCGGTTTCTTCATCAATCAGAAGGTTCAGCTTCATGGAATTGATGTTCTTCAGGGACAGCTTTCCCACATCATCATAGAGAACAAAAAGCTGTTTGGTGTTCATCAGGGTTTCATCAAGGGCATTCTGGATCATATCAAACAGCGTTTGGTTTTCCTCCACAATGGTTTCAATGGTGTACCCGGTATCTTCCACCGTCCCAAGGTTTAGGCGGAAGTCACCAGCCAGCCGCTTCAGCAAATCGGAAGCCTTCAACCCTTCTTCTGTCAGGGTGTCTTTATTCTTCAGATACCGCAACTGATCATAGGCCACAACATCAATGGTTCCGCCTTTGTCCCGCTTTTTCTTGAAAACAAAGCCATAGAACATGGGGGTTCCGTCCACCGTCAGCTTCACCGGATCACCTTCTTGGAAGTTCAATCCGGGGGCTTTGACCACCGTAAATTCCAGCTTTCCGGGGGTGCCTTTTCTCTCCAAGGTCAGTTTTGCCCCTTCTTCAGCAACCGGATATTGAATTGTGCTATTGTGTTGAATGAAAAGTTCAACTGCCATTCGGATCACCCCTTTCAAGAAGGCAAGGTAAGAACCTGATTGGGATAGATCAGATTGGGATTTTTGATCTTATCCTTATTCAGATTATAAATTTCGTTGTATCTGGAACCGTCCCCAAGATATTTCTTGGCGATATTCCAAAGGCAATCCCCACTTTTTACAGTGTAGGTGCTTTTTTTCGGGGCGGAAGGTGCCGGACGGGGGGCCGCTTGAACCGTTGCTTTCGGCTTTTCAGCCGGGGTGGGGGCCGGTTGCAGTTTGACGGTTTTTGTACCGTAAGCCCTGTATTGCTTCAGGCTTACTTTCACCTTCACATCAAACCCGGCCCCGGCATCATCGACAAGTTCATAATTTTCCATTCCAACTGTTAAGTTGGTATAGAAGAACATCCCACCCGCTGGGCGTTGCCGGTTCAAAATCCATTGAAACGGTTCTTTGCTGTTTTTCAACCGTTCAAACAGGGAAATGTAATAGCTTGCCGATTGTGCGCCCCCATTGGTAAAGGGGTAGGAAACTTGGGGAAGCAACAGCTCAAAAGAAACATCAGACAAAGCGGCGGCTTTCAAAATGTTGATTTCTTCCCCGTTGATCAGCGTCATGGTTTTGTTCTGGTTATTGATCTTCACCGTTACCTTGGAAGGGGTGATGGGCATAAGCACACCATCCAAGTACATTTTGTATGCCATCACTCATGCACCCCTTCTTCAGACACATCCAGCTTTTCAGCAAAATCATTGGCCCACGCATCCATAATCCCGTCAAGGTCGGTATCTTTGGAAATGTGGTTTTCATTGTGCTGTTCAACCTTGATTTCAGCGGTGGTGAACCGGTTGATTGCTTCCCGCTCGGCAATATCCCGCATATAGGCCAAATCTTCTTCCGCAATGTCAAGGGCATCACTCATGGCGGCGGTGTTCCCCGCTGTGTCCCCGGTGTTGCCATAGATACCATCAAGGGTGTTCCCAAGGTTGAAGGCATCCAGCCCATCAGCGGCCCCCAAGCTGTCCATTGCGGAAAAGTCGAACAAGCCGCCCACGGTATCTTCCACGCCTTGGCCGAATTCATACCCCATATCAAAGGCGGCTCCATACTCGAAGCGGCCCAAATGAAGATCTTCCGCATTCAGCTTTTCCATGATTTCTTCACCCTTGCCAAAGGTGGAATCCACCCAACCGCCCAAGCTGTCACGCCAGCCTTGGAC